TTTCCTTGTTATTGGAAATCGACATGGCTAGCTGGACACGGGTAGCCATTGCCAGTACCGGATTGGTAGCAGGAGCGACTACCTATCTGGTGGGACGTAAGGCCCGCACGTTCCTCGATAACTTTCTACGTGACCTGAATGATCTGGCAGTTCAGGAGAAAGAGGTAGAAAGGATCGCAGAAGAGCGGGAACAGCAGTTGCTCACAGATGAGGAGTACCCCCTCCTTTTGAGAGTGGCTACTGAAGTGGTAGCGAGATTTGGTGGTAGGCCCAAGACTAACGCCGAATTACGCGCCGCGCGCATCATGGCTTATCGCCTAATGAGGGAGGCAGATCATAGAATAAAACACTGTGAACGAGACCTCCCGGAGGTGATGACCTTAATAGTAACCCCAACGCAAGCAGAAGCCCGGGTGGAGAAGTTGGTTCTCACGGGCCGGTTTGTTCAACGCCTTGACCGGCAGGAGTTGCATTTAGCATCTTCTGTTCGACGTGGTCTAGGCGGGGGTTGCTTAATGATGTAGGATCGCCCACACTACATCTCCGGCGTTGATTGTCCTCTCCGTGTTGATAGAGCCTTTAAGGTGGACCTAAGACTAGGAGAACGGTTGCGCGTCGAGAGAGTAGTGGGGCGGGGACGAGCTGGGGAACGTCGTTTGACCACATTAACCCACGGCCTAGCTCATGAGTGGGGGGTACACAACAACAGTCTTGTGAACCTTGAACGTGCTGTGGTGGAGAGAGTCTTTTGCGTGGAGTTGAACGGTCAATTGGTGAGACCGCCAACCCCTACAGTTAATGTTAAGCGCAAGCTGGCTCGATTCACTACTAAGCTATTTCAACATCTGCCGCATGTACAACCCATGTCCACGGAGGAATTCGTCGACACATATGTGGGGCGTAAGCGGAAGATGTATGAAGCAGCAGTTGAGTCACTAGCAATCATGCCTGTAGAAGAGAAGGATTCCTACATTAGTGCTTTTATCAAGGATGAGAAGACAGATTTTCGATCCAAGCCTAATGCGTGTGCACGAGTGATCCAACCACGCTCACCAAGGTTTAACGTGGCTGTTGGAGTGTACCTGAAGCCTTTGGAGAAGGCTTTATTTCGTGGAATAGCTGGCGTGTTTCACGGGGTGACTGTTGCTAAGGGACTAAATGCGTTCGAGAGGGGCGCGTTACTTGCCCAAAAGTGGGGTAAGTTTAGACGTCCAGTTGGAATTATGCTTGACGCCAAGCGGTTTGACCAACATTGCAGCAGAAGCATGATAGAATGGAAACACATGGTTGAAGAGCGGGTATTCCCAGAACTGAGACGCTACAATAGGTGGCGTGTTCAGAATCGGTGTTACGGGAGGACACCGGAGGGCAGCATCAAATATGTTGTTGATGGCTGCACCATGTCAGGAGACATGGACACCGCAAGTGGGAATTGCTTGATCATGTGTGGATGTACTTGGACTGTCATGCGGGACATCGGGTTAACAAAGTATGAGTACATTAATGACGGGGATGATGGAGTGTTGATTGTTGAGGCTGACCAAGTAGGACGAGTCCGAAAGGAGTTTCAACGGCGTTTCTTAGAACTTGGCTTCACTATGAAGTGGGACGGGGACACTGATGTGCTCGAAAGAGTCGAGTTTTGTCAGAGTCAACCCATCTGGGACGGCAAACATTGGAGAATGGTAAGACGACCTACTAACGCACTGGCTAAAGATACTGTTACCCTCAAGCGTGTTGATAGAGACACAATTGAGGATCAACGGAATGCTATTGGCTGGTGTGGGTTGTCATTAGCAGGGGATCTTCCGGTGTTTGGGGCCTTTTATCGCACTATGGCGACCGGTCCATGTCCCACACCGAAGTTCGAAACCGGCATGGATTTTCTCGCCAGAGGTTTAACACCGCTGAGCGGACCCATTACGGAGGAGGCTCGATTGAGCTTCTGGAAGGCATTCCACATTACACCTGATACTCAATTAGACATAGAGCTCTACTACGCTAACCTCGAACCACACAGTGGTGATCCCACCCCGACTGATGTAATTGCAAATGAACCATTTTTAAACACACTGATTAACAGCTATTCTGAATTTTAAATACAAGTTGAAGTAAATACCAACAATCTGATACAAGCAATGCAAATTGACAAACCTAAAATGTCTAAGAAGAAGAAAACTGGCTTTGTTTATAAGACGGGCGGGCCCAAAACGGAGATCGTCGACCATGTCGCAGGTCTCGTTGATCCTTTCCATCCTTGTAGCAAGGATAAGAAGATTCATGATGCCAATGGATCGAGAACTTTCACCTTCTCATCCATTGGTCGCTATGGTATTCCTACTGGCGCTGGTGGCAACGGTTACGCTGAGTTCTACCCAACCCTTAAAAGTAACTCAAGTATCTTGCAAGGAAACACCAATATTCCTGCAAGTGGTGTCATCCCCGTTGCACCCAACTTCAC